GTGTAAGTAAACCACTGGATTTAACCAAGGTAGGAAACAACTAGGGGAGAAAACCCAAGTTGAGCAAGGCTCATAGCGTGTAGAATATACAGCGCCAGAATAAGGATGTTTTTGCGGACCAACCGCGCGGTGCCTTACCACCATAGACGAGTTCTAACCATTTTCTCTGGTCTTTGCTGAACTCGCCGAATTCGGGGACAGGGTAGGAGGATTGAAAGAAATCCATGAAGCGAATGAATTTCTTAGAGAACATCGCACCTCCGAGCCACAAACCCACGAGACGTGTAAACGAAGTACCTATGTCAGGAGGTACCCGCTCCGGATAAAGTGCGAGTTTGAACCACTCTTCATCATCTCGATGCGCGTGCCCGTTTCTATAACGAGTGCCTAACGATTTGAATTGTGAGGGTTCTTCTGTCACATCGCACTTTTCAACCTTAAGAGTCATCCCGCACGCATCGCAGTCGCGTTGCGCCCTCTCGAGGTCTAACGATGACGGACTCCGGAATTGGCTGTCGTCACCGAGGACTTTAAGGTTTCGCACCTCAAGGTCCTGTAATTCACACACGTAGCTGATGAGTATGTAAGAAACAACACTGTCAACGAGCTGGGTGAAGTACGATCCCGAAGGAACACCGTGATGCTTTCGAAATAGTCGGCCATCTGGCATCAGAATCGGTGTGTTGATGAAGTAGTATTTTATGGCACGCCAAAGGGCGCCCAACTTTCTTTTGCCTGCGGCAGTGTTTCGAACGTTACCATCAAACTCAAAGTCAATAGTGTCCTTAAGTATGTCGAATGCGACGTGGATAAGCCAAGGTGGTACCTTGGTGTCGAAAGCGGAAAAGTCGAGTCCATGTAATTTCTCTCCATCAATGTAGTTCGCAAGCCATTCGGAATATAACCGTTGCGAACCCTTCCCGACCATGAGTGGACAATCGGAGTCTAGCTCTGTCAAACTTTGATAGATGATAGGAGCAAACAACCCTTCAATAACCAACATCTCGGCGGGGTAAACCCAAACAAGGCGTGTTTTGGCGTCGTCTTCGGGGGACAAGTGTCCACGACTGCCTGCCATGCAAGGAGGGAAACGAACTCTCTTTGGGTTAAACTGCTCTCCAGAATACTTGATTCGATGCGCCAAGTAACGTGCTTCCTGGTAAATTTCAGGCATGACATCGCGTTTCAGTTTGCCCGGGAAAGAAAACCCGGCTGAAGTGTCTGTCTTAATATGCTGACCAACTTGATGCGGCCTATACGGCTGCTTCTTGTATGGTACTCTGAATGCCTTCCGAGCCTTCGAGATGGCGGAAACCATTGCGGTACGTTGCGTATCGGAGAAATCTGTAAATCGGGAGATAGTACCTTCGTACTTTCGCAAGGATTTATACATCCCCGGT